GCTTTGCGAAAAGTTTTCATAGATCAACCGTAGCCGTCGCCGTAGCCGGAGCCGTAGCCGTCGCCGTCGCCGGAGCCGTCGCCGTCGCCGGAGCCGTCGCCGTAGCCGGAGCCGTAGCCGTCGCCGTAGCCGGAGCCGTCGCCGTCGCCGGAGCCGTAGCCGGAGCCGTCGCCGTCGCCGGAGCCGTAGCCGTAGCCGTCGCCGGAGCCGTCGCCGGAGCCGGAATCAACCTCTACAGTTGCCACGGCTTCACGCTCGCAATCGAGTCTTTTGCTTTCTGGGTCACATTGATGATCTCAAGCACCTTGAAAATCTTCTGTGACGACACAGCCTCGGGGAACTTGCAGTCTTTGGGCTTCGATGTACCGTCAATGGCAAGCTGACTGAGCGATGCGGCACCAGACCAATACCAAAGACGACGAGACTCAAGGATCACGACTTCCTGACCATTCTGCTCTTTCAAGTAACCGGCAAAGACGCCAGCCCCCTCGCTGCGGATGATGACGTAGGGAAGTCCTTCAGGCGATGTTGCCTGCGACTGTGTGCCTTTCTTCACGTACTTTTGGCCGTTGATTTCAATTTCATTTGCACTGATTTCCATAGGTCTCCTTTACTTGTTGTTTGTTAATGCGGCGTCGAGGATGTTGAGGCAGTCGAATGTACGCAGAGACTTAACGTCGCTCACAATCTCTTCCCTTAGCTTCTCCACCTGATCCCTTGGTAGGATGACGTGGTCTTTGAGGCGGGTGGTGAGAACTGCGTAGAGGCCTTTGAAGTTATGCGACGCAATGTCTTGGCCGAAACACTCCCACGCTATGTGACAGAAGTCTTCCTCACTCGGCCACGCGCTGGGGGTCTTGGATTCGGGGGTCATTTCCTTCTCGCTTTCTTAAGCGCACGCTTCACGCGTGGCTGATTATGGATCAGCGTGTAGCGTGGGATGTTCTCTTTCGGCAAAACAGGCCAAAGATTCTCGCGCGTGTTATTCAAAGAGTCCCCATCCCCGTGATCGATGTACTTGCCTGCAAGCTCCAAGTCAACGTCAAGGCCTTGCTCGCGCAAGTGCCGCTTCATGACCTCATGGTGCATGTACACCATGGCTGTCTCGCCAGGCTCGGAGACTCGCCTACGGCGCTTCGCGTATACTTTTTGGATACTGCGCTCATCTGTCGTTGCAATAGATGCGTGCCATTTGAATGATCCGATCCATTCAAAGTCCTCATCACTCACAATGCAGTGAAAACCCTTGGTGAGTCCAATGCGCTTAGCCATCCCGAAGCCCCCTAATGATGCTCATGAACGCATCAGAGCGGCTATTTGCAGGGAGAACGTCTGGCGCACGCTTCGCGAGTGCGAGCGAGGTACGCGCGAGACTGCGCATGATGGGGTCCGGGGAGCCAGTTGCTTGCTCTGCCATACGCATAAGGCTTGGCGCGCTCATGAACATGTGCGCAACTTCAGGCGTACACTTACACGCAAGCGCACCCTCCCTGCCATTCTCATAGATAGGATAGAGCGCAATCTGCCCACCGCTAATTTCGCGTGAGACGAATTTGATGATTCTCACCGCATCCCCCGAGTCTTAAGCCCAGCCAACACCTGCGCAAACTCTTCCTTGTTACGCGTTTGCATCACATACCAGTATTTGCCTAGTGCATCCTCAAACGATCGATCCGAGTTGAATTCAACCAAATGCTTGCGCATGATGAAGAGACCTAAGTCAAGATTCGCGTAAGCAGAATGCAACGTACGCAGTCCATCTCCGAACTTCGCTTTCGTCTCATAATCAAAGCGCGCAAGCTCCCGATCCTTCTCCCAGGAGATTTCACCCTTATATTTATAGTTGGGCACGTCCTGATAGCTCAGCTGGAGTAACCCCTCTGAGCGCACCTGGAAGCCCGTCACGGGGTCCTTATCCATCGTCCCCTCAACATAGATCATCGTCCGAGAACGATTAGATTCAGGGCCCGCCAATGCCCAGAGAAAGCATGCCCACCATTGCAGGCGGGACTCCTCGTCACGCCCCGCCCACTTGGGATCAACCACTTGCATACGCCTAGGCGTGAGTGCAAGTAATTCGGGGTATTTTTGTTTGACTTGATCCTGGATGAAATACTCCCAGGGGTCCAGCCATCCTTTAACCGGCTCCTCCTGCCAATGCTCTTTTTTTGCAGGGGGGATCTCCACCGGAAATTTCGGTGGCATAGGGTCCTTCCGACTCGCGGGAACACCTGGCCTCACACGACTTTTTGAACTCATTTAATCACCCCTAATTTTGTTCCAACTAGCATAATGAGACCCACAATAATTGCAAGCTCCCACAATTTCCATCCGTAATCTGCTGTCATTTTAAAGTCTCCATGAAGATAAGAATTGCCGTGCGTGCTCCCGACACCGTTTCAAAATCAGTTTCAGGCTCTCGTAGCCATTGCTTCTTTCCAAACTCATCTAAGTAGCATGCCGCATACTTGTGCTGAATGTGGCGGGCTCCCGGGGGTCCATGCGCTTCCCACACTTGGCAGGTAGCGAACGGCAACTCCCATTGCTCCACAAGTATACGCTTCCTACGTGTTGCCACGTAACCAAGATCCACATTCATACTTTCACCATAGCGAGTACCGTGCACACACCATTATGCCAATGCCGTAGCTCTCGGGTTTTGCAGGGGAGGACGACAAGTTGCACCGAACCTAGGGACTTGCGTGTATCATTCTCCCGGGGTTTTTCCTGCGTTAAGAACTCAGCTTCAAAAGTCAAGTCCTGCTTGCCTTCCGTGATCTTATTGTTCGATCCAAAGCCAAACGATTTTGCGCGAGGGCCGCTGCGGTCAAGTTTTATGTAATGTCTCATTTAAATACTCTCCTTCACTAAAAAACGCGTACCTTGATTGTCTTGATATTCGCGCAGCAAAAACTCTTCGCCGTATAAGTTGCGTACATATCTGCAGGGGGAAACACACTTGGCACCCCGGATCTTTCTTAGCCAACGTTGGCTTGATCCCAGGGAGCCAAAGTCCCACGTAATGAAGACGCTTCGCGATTGTTCAATTACTTGGACCTTACTCATTTGCTACCTGCCTTGCGGCCCTGGATTGTCCAAGGGGCTTTAGCGCCTTTGTCGTGCGCCCAGCGGCCTAGATTAATCATGCGTTGCGCCCTGGAAACCGGGATTCCATAATACGATGCAAAGCCTTCAACGCTAAGAAAGTTGTTCCAGTATTCGCGGAAGATTTCAGCAAGCTTTGTTTTCATTTGCGCCCCAATTGGAACTTGAGAGATTCGCGCTCAGTTTTTTGGCGCTCTTTTAGTTCCGCTCGTTCTTGCTTGTGACGTGCACGCATGTTCTCGGATGCATCCATGATCGAATACTTTACACGAAGCTTTTCGACGGCATCTTCCAGGGAGATGCGCGGCTTCGCGATCGCATTTGCAGGAGAAGAGGAAACCCCAAGGCTCCCTGCGAGCAAGGTTGCTATCAACGTGGTTTTAAATCGGTATTTCATGATTTAGCCGCTCCAATTCGGCTTTTAGGGCTGTTGGTACATTTGATAATGATAGTTGGGACGTTGAGAGTCAAGGATTATTTGCAGGGGGATTAGAACGTGCGCGTGGCCACTAGGCGGCGGTACTTCCCGGTTCCCCGGGGCCTTACGCGGTACAAATGCAGGGATAACACCTGGCAGGTGATGGGAAGGTCTAGGAGTCCGGGGTGCCAATCCTCAAAGCGTTGCGCCATCTCGGCGGCGTCTTCGAACGGGAGCGTTTTTAGGTCCCGCTCATAGGGTTTCCTTAGTTCCGGGATACGTATTAGGCACTGTGCCGCTAAGCTATCCCCTTCTTCCATTTCAAACACTTGACCGGCGGCATGTACTCGAATTTTAACAGTTTCTAATTTTACAGGCATCGCGTTAATCTCCTTGGTTAGATGTTGTGTGTGTTACATGCCATGTAGCATGGCGTTTGGACAAGGTTTTAATTTGCGTCTGACCTAACTAAGTGTCAGATAGTATCTAGCAGGGTATGAGTTACCGGGCAGTGACGAGGCCCTAAAGTACCTCGTCACTCCCCTAAGTACTTGATTTTCTAAAATCTATTTGCATAGTAGTGACTAGGGCAGATACTTCTCTAAAAAAAATATCTTTTTTCTGGAAAGGCATTATAAGGATATCTGGCAAAAATACGCGTTGGATATATGGAACCAAAAAGATGTTTGAGAATTCAGTGGCCTGATGCCCCGATAGATGCCATCTAGCCATGTACGATCTATTTAGCGCGTTCTTTCAACCATTGGGAGTAAGCGGCCGGGGTCATGCACCCCCGGGTCTCAGGGACCCATACAATGTGGGTTTTGGACCAATGGCAGGGATTCCTGGGATCAATCGTTCGGGGAGTTCCCCCTTTGGCAGCCTGGGCACCTGCCGCGGCGTGCACTGGGGCGCTGTAGAGGAGGACTCCGGGGATCCCGGCGCCGAGGGTAAGGCCTAGAGTTAGGTTACGAAGGGTGCGTTTCATTTGAACTCCTTTGTGTTGGTACATTGTGAGTCAGTGCATTATGATAAGTGATTAGCCTTGTCAATAGCAAAGTGAAATAAATGTGCGCCCCCGGGATAAGGGTAGCGCGAGCCCCTAGGCGTGTGCGCCCCAGGGTACCGGGGTCTAGTATATAAGAGCGGCCCGCCGCGCATTGATAGACGGATGCCGGGGCCCCCCGGGGGGTCTTTTCAAAGGGGTGCACCCCCAAATTCCCCGAGACCGGTTAGGGCGTTCGGTGCCGACTGCAACCGGGACAAGTTTTTCAGTTTTCATTTGACGCAGTGCGGCAACTATGTCGCGGGTTCCCGGATTGTTTTAAATCCTGTATCCTGTGAGAATGACCACTCCGCGTCCGCTCGACCTAGAACTTGCCCCGTCTTCCTCCCCCCTGCAAACCTCGCAGGCGGGCCAGCACGTCCACTGGGAATGGGACGAGAGCATCCAGGAATACAACCTCATCGATGTCGAGACAGGGGCCCTGGTAGGCCGTGAGCAGCTCGCCCGCGTTGACGGACGCTTTGTGTACTCGATGGGGCTGGCTGACCGTGTGGCCTCCCTGGTACAAGGCGGAGCGACGTTTACGGATGTCGCAAAGATTGAAGGCATGCCGCCGGCTCGCGTGTTGATGAAGTGGATGACGGACAAACCGAACTTCCGCGAGAAGGTCCAGCTTGCAAAAAAGATTGCAGCGGAAAACGCTGCCCAGGATGCAGTCAATCGCGCCCTTACAGAGCCGGGCAAGGATGAAGTTGCGGGAGTTAAACTCGCGGTCGAGACTTTGAAGTGGCAGGCGGAAAAACTCGACCCCGAAAACTGGGGAAGCAAGGTCAAAATTTCGGGGGATGCGCAAGCCCCCCTGCAATTAATCATTGACACGGGTATTCGTAGGCCCGGAGATCCGGGATTCCAGGGGGCAAAAGATGTGGGTGGAATTCGAGACGACATCAGCGGTGACGTGGAACCAGCTCGAGCACTTCCAGGTGAAGGCTCCGGGACTGCGGACAGAGGTGATCAAGAAGCTGATAGTCGAACACCAGATCACGGGGATCGGGGACACAGCGAAGCTCCTGCATGGAGCGACGCTGACGAAGAAGGTGAAGCAGCCCCACTGCCAGAATCCGGGGTGCCAGAATTGCAAGCCCTGGACGGTGTGGCTGTCGATCACGGTACATGATCTAGCGCAACCCGGGATTCCCGTTCGTGAATCCTAGCGGTTTTTCCTCCCCCCTGGTATCCTGGGGCCGGGGGAATTGATGCAGCAAAAGAAAGTCGGAACCGGGTACGTTCCGCGCAAACTGCAGGAGAAGATTCATACTCTCCTGAAGCGCTTCAATGTGCTCGTCTGCCATCGCCGTTTCGGGAAAACGGTACTTGCGATCAACGAAGTTGTTGACAAGTCACTCCGTTGCCCGCGCAAGAACCCGCAGTACGCATATTTTGCGCCCTACTACGGGCAAGCCAAGCGCGTCGCGTGGGATTACCTCAAAGAGTACACGAAGAATATCCCTGGGGTGACGGCAAATGAGGCTGAGTTGCGAGTGGATATTCCTCGCCCTGGCGTCAACGGGGGCGATCGGATCCGAATTGTACTCCTGGGAGCCGACAACCCCGGATCGATCCGGGGGATGTATTTTGACGGGGTTATTTTGGATGAATTCGCGGAAATGGACCCCCTGGTGTGGTCGCAGGTAATTCGCCCGGCGCTCTCGGACCGGATGGGCTGGGCGATCTTCATCGGTACTCCCAAGGGGCAGAACCACTTCTGGGATATCTTAAAAGTCGCGAAGTCGAAATCTGGTGTTGATCAGGACTGGTACTGGGGCGTGTTTAAAGCTTCTGAGACGGGCATCGTTCCAGCCAAGGAGCTGGACGACGCGCGGGCGATTATGTCGCCGGAGGAGTTTGAGCAGGAGTTTGAGTGCTCGTTTACGGCAGCGCTTATCGGGGCCTACTACGGAAAAGAGATGGAAGCGGCACAGAAAGCTGGCCGCATTTGCGAAGTCCCACATGACCCCGCGGTTCCCGTCGATACCTACTGGGACCTCGGGATCGGCGATTCGCTCGTCATTTGGTTCATTCAGCAAGTGGGGAGGGAGTTCCATGCGATCGACTATCTGGAGGATTCTGGGCAGGCGCTCCCCCACTACGTGGCCGAGCTTCAGAAGCGTGCTCAGCGCCGTGGTGGCTACGTGTACCGCGATCATATTCTTCCGCACGATGCCGAGGCGCGTGAGCTACAGACGGGAAAGAACCGGATCCAGTCGCTCCGGGATCTAGGTGTGACAGCCAAGGTCCTGCCCCGGCACTCAGTCGAAGACGGGATCAACGCAGCCCGCCTGCTGATACCCAAGGTGTGGTTTGACGCGGAGAAGTGCGCCCGTGGGATCGATGCGCTCAAGAACTACGAGCGCAAGTGGGACGCAAAGAACAAGATTTTTTCGACGAAGCCCCTGCATAACTGGGCCTCGCACGGCGCGGACGGTTTCCGCCTGGTAGCCATGGGGAATATTGACAATTCGGTCAGGACGCGTCGCGACCACTTGCCGGATCATACCGACTCAAGCTACGATATTCTAGGGTAGATGGGGAGGGCTTTCAATGGGTAGCAATGATCGCGGCCAGGCCGGCACGGCACAGGGCATGCTTTACAGCCAGGAAGTTCTCCGCGGGCGGGATTCGATCATCAACGCCGTCAATAAGAATGCGGAGCTCTCGGATGAAGAGCGCAAGGCGTATCTCGCCGAGATCGAAGCCCTGGGAGCCACAAGCAAAGACGATCAATCGTTCCTGGCCCAGCCCGACATCATCAACAAACAGAATGATCTCATCAATCGGTACACACAGACGGCTACCGCTGCAAGTGCCCGGGCAGCTGCGGCTCGCGCACAGACGGAAGAGTCGGCGAAGCTGATGACATCTCCGAACGTGGGCCTCTCTAAGCCGTCGCCGGCACAGCAATATTTCGGGTCGCTCGCAGCGCGCCAGATTTCGGGGAAATAAGTGGCAGCAGATAAGCTCTCGGCAAAAAAGATTTGCAAACGCTTCGAGCAGCTCAAGGCCGATCGCACGACGTGGGAATCCCACTGGCGTGAGTGCGCAACCTACATGCTCCCAAACCGCTCCGATATCAACACCGTGTACTCGCCGGGGCAGAAGCGCAATCTCGTGCTCCTGGATTCGACGGGAGTGCAATCGAATGAGCTCCTGGCAGGAGCGCTGCATGGGATGCTGACAAACCCCTCTGGGCAGTGGTTCATGCTCACAACCGGCAACCCCGAGATCGATGATCTCGATGATGTGCGCAAGTGGCTGCAAAACAGCTCGCGCAAGATGCTTAATGTCTTCAACGGCTCAAACTTCCAGACGGAAGTGCACCAGTATTATCTTGATCTCCCCTGCATTGGCACCGCCGGTTTCTCGATTGAAGAGGACGAGGATCAAGTCGTGCGGTTTGCCGCTCGCCACATCAAAGAGCTCTACATCGCTGAGAACAACAAGGGGCAGATTGATGAAATCTACCGCTCGTTCCAGTGGACTGCGCGCCAGATCGTGCAGCAATTCGGAGAGAAAGTTCTCGAGCTCTCGCGCAATCTGAAGCGCGCCTATGAAAAGGGCGTGGAAGACAAATTTGAATTGATCCAGGCGATCTATCCACGGGATGCAGCCAAGGTTTCCACCGCCAAGTTCCGCTACGTCTCTCAGTTCATTCTGAAGTCAGTGGACGAAGTGGAGCTCTCTGAGGGGCAGTTCCGAGAACTCCCCCTGGTAGTGCCGCGGTGGACGAAGGCCTCGGGCGAAGTCTACGGACGCGGCCCCGGGATGAATGCACTCCCGGATGTGAAGACCCTGAACAAGATGACTGAGACGGTGCTGATTGGCGCCCAGAAAGCCGTCGATCCTCCGGTGCAGGCGCCCGACGACGGCTTTGTAATGCCGCTGAAAACTCGCCCTGGTGGCGTGAGCTACTACCGTGCAGGGTCGCAAGACCGGATCGAGCCCGTGTTCAACGACACGCGCGTGGATTTTGGGTTTGAAGTCATGCGCGAGCGCCGCGAGCGGATCAAGCAGACGTTCTATATCGATCAGTTGCAGCTCAACACTGGCCCGCAGATGACGGCAACGGAAGTCATGCAGCGGACTGAAGAGCGCATGCGTTTGCTGGGCCCTATGCTCGGTCGCCAGCAATCGGAATTCTTACGTCCCTTGATTGATCGCGTGTTTGAGATCATGCAGCGCAAGGGAATGATTGACGAGGCCCCCGAAGTTCTCCGTGGCCGGCAGATCGATGTTGCGTACACGTCCATGATTGCGCAAGCGCAGCGTGTGGCGGAAGCGCAATCGATCTCGAAGACGATGGATTTCATCGCGCCGTTCGTGCAGGCAGATCAGAGCGTGCTCGACAACTTGAATGGCGATGCCGCTTTGAAGTTTGCTGCTCGCGTGTTCAACTTCCCGCAAGAGATCATCCGGGATGCGGATGAGGTTGAGCAGAAGCGGAAAGCACGGGCCGACGCGCAGGCGCAGGCCGTGGCGCAGGAGCAGCAAGCAAAGCAGATCGATGGCGCCGCCAAACTGGGGCCGACCGCGATCGGACTTGAGCAGCTTTCCAAACAAGCGTAAAGGAGTCCCGTGGCTGACAATAAAGAAGTCGAGAATTCCGCGCTCGCGCGTGTGAAGGACTACAAGCAAATCTTTTCGTCTCAGGCAGGGGAGCGCGTGCTGCGTGATTTAATCAAACAGCATCACGTCCTGTCGTGCACGTTTGATCCGGCAGCTCCCAACCGTCATATTTTTTGGGAGGGGGAGCGCAATGTCGTGCTCCGCATCCTGAAGCTTATAAACGTGAACCCGGAGCGGTTGCGTAAAATCGTGGAGGATAGCGAAAATGGCGAATGAAGGATTCATGGGGACTGCGGGCGGGGCCCCTGCCAGTGGTGGTGGTGACAAGTCGGGAGCCGGAGCTCCGCCTCCCCCTGCAAGTAGCGTCTCGTTCCCGGAAAATTGGAAGGAAGGGCTCCCGGAAGAATTCCGCGCTGACCCCTCGCTTGCGAGCATCAAGGACATTCCGAATTTGACGAAGGCGTTCATCAACGCGCAGAAGCTCATCGGAAAAGACAAGATCCCGGTTCCCGATCAGCACGCAACCGAGGAAGACTGGCAAAACATCTTCGACAAGCTGGGGCGTCCGAAAGAGTTGAAGGACTACCAGGTGAAGCTCGACAAGGAAGCGGGGCTCGAGGACTCGTTTCTCGATTCCTTCAAGGAACAGGCACACAAGGCGGGCATCCTCCCGAAGCAAGCCGAAAAGCTCCTCAACTGGTATGGCCTCACTGCCAAAGGTGCGGCCGAGTCCCTGAAAGCAAAGCACACCGAAAAGCAGACGGCAGAAATTGCCGAGCTCAAAAAAGAGTGGGGCAACGGGTTTGAGCAGCAGATCAAGATTGCGGAACTCGCGATCCGCGACTTCGGCGGCGACGAGCTGATAAAGCACCTGAAAGAGTCGGGGCTGAACAATGATTCGCGGCTCATCAAAGTGTTCGCCAAAATCGGGGCTGAGCTTAGAGAGGACAAGCTCCCTGGTGGCACGTCGCGCGAGGGTGGTGGGATGACTCCTGAGCAGGCCAAGGAACGCATTGAGTCAATCAAGAGCGATCGCCAGCACCCCTACTACCTGAAGGATCATCCGAACCACCAGGCAGCGGTGGCCGAGATGTCGAAGCTTTGGGAGCAGCGCTACCCTGCCGAGCAAAAATAGTTAGCCCCGGTACTTGCATTTAACTCCCCCCGTGGCATTCTAGTAGATGTCCCGGGGGGAGTGTTATTTTAGCATCCTCGGATTCCCGGCTGTTTGTGGGCAACCCTTTTCGGGTCCACTCTAAGTAGCAGCCACGTTTGTAGCGCGCCTGAAAGCAGGCACGATGCGAAGGAATCCTCGGTTTCGAGGGCAGTTCCGATATCGCTCGGTAATCTGAACCCACAACTCGAAACCAAAGGAGACATTCCACATGTCGAATCTGTACCCGCAAGCCTTTGTAAAGGGCTTCTCTGACAACATTTTCCACCTCGCGCAACAAAAGGGCTCGCGTCTGCGTCCCTTCGTGCGCAACGAAGTCCAGAACGCCGAAGTCGATTTCTACGACCGCCTCGGACCCACGAGCGCCATCAAGAAAGTCGGCCGTCATTCCGACACCCCCTTGGTGAACTCGGATCACAGCCGTCGTGGCGTGAAGATGAACGACTACGAATGGGCCGACTTGATCGACAAGGAAGATCGCATCCGCGCTCTCATCGATCCTACCAGCCCCTACGCGATGTCGGCAGCCTGGGCTCTTGGCCGCGCGATGGATCTTGAGATCATCGACGCAGCTCTTGGCTCGGCCATCACTGGTAAAGAAGGCGACAGCACTCAAGCTCAACTGGCAGCACAGTACGTCGGTGCCGTGGCTTCGACGGCCGTGTCGAACCTGAACGTCGCGACCTTGATCAAGGTCAAGTCGCTCTTCGGGCAGGCCGACGTGGACGAGAACGAGATGCTGCACATTGCGGTTTCGCAGAAGCAGATCGACGGTCTCCTGGGCGAGAACCAAGTCACCTCTGCCGATTACAACGCCATCAAGGCGCTTGTGCACGGCGAAGTGGACACGTTCATGGGCTTCAAGTTCCACCGCACGCAACTCTTGCGTACGGCCGGCGCTGGCGGCTTCCTTGCCTCGATCAACACCACCACGGGCGCGGTCACGCTCTCGACGGGTAACGGCAACAACACCCGCCGGTGTTTTGCTTGGGCCGAAAGCGGTATCGTTCTTGCGAGCGGTTCCGAGATCAAAGGCCGGATCGACGAGCGCGCCGACAAGTCCTACTCCAAGCAAGTGTACGCGAGCATGACTTGTGGCGCTGTTCGCCTGGAAGAGACTAAAGTCGTCGGTATCCTCTGCACCGAAGCCTAAGTTTTGCCCTGCAGTAACGCTCCGGGGGGTGGTCCCCCGGGGCCCTTTGATTTTAAGCATAAGGAGCCACTTTCATGGCGAACGTCAATACCTCTCTGTTCACGGCCCAATCGTCTGGTGTCGGTCTCGACAAGCAAGAGATCGGCAACGTACGTGGTCGCGTGCGTGCATTCTACTTTGAAGTCACGGGCGCCGCGGTCCAAGCTATCGCGGATACCCTGACCCTTCTCCGCCTCCCTGCAGGCTCGCGTGTTGTTGGTTGGGATATTCAAATCCCTTCCACGGGCACCACGGGTATCTGTAAGATTGGCAACCTTGTTTCGGCGGATGCGGTTGTTGCCGCAGATGACGATGCCTTTGGATCGGGCTACGACGCTGGTGGCGCTGCGGTTTTGGCTAAGCCTGCCGCAGGGCATGCCGGACACTTGAAGCGTTTCGCTTCTGAAGTGGACGTTGTGCTGGCCTGGACGGAAGCAACCGACGTGGGCAACGTGCTCATCAAGGGCGCTTTCTACATCGTCCAAGACTAAGTTTCCGTTCTGGGCTATATCATAGCCACCCAGGGGTGGGAGGGAGCAGCCGAATGGCAACTGAAGTCGAGATTTGTAACGCGGCCTTAGCGAAGCTCCGAGCGCGGCGGATAACGTCGCTCTCGGATGATTCTCTCGAGGGGCGCACTTGCAAGGACACGTACTTCATTTCCAGGGACGCGCTGCTCGCCTCTCAGCCGTGGAATTTTGCGACCCGCCGCGCGCAAGTCGCGCAAATTGCGGGCCTTGTACCGGCTTTTCAATACACGCGTGCATATCAGCTCCCGGGGGATTGCCTTGGAGTTTTTGACTCCAACATCCCTAACGAGGTGGACTGGATCATCGAAAGCGGTCAGCTGCTTACGAACTACACCGATGTGATTGCCGTTCGCTACGCCTGGCGTAACACAGACACGAGCAGCTACCAGCCGGCCTTCCAAGAGGTACTTGCGTACAAGATGGCGGCTGAGATGGCGTATACGATTACGCAGAACGCTACTCTCGCTGCTAACATGCAGACCCTCTGGAAAGAGAAAATGCGCGAGGCACGGTCGTACTCCGCCCAGCAACGTGGTTCCCAGCAAGCGCCGGAAGCATCTTCCTGGCTTGATTCGAGGTACTAGATGGCACGATTCCGCGAGCAGATCGCCCACTTCCTGGCGGGCGAAGTCTCTCCTCGTGCGCAGGCGCGCGTTGATCTCGAGACCTACAAAAACTCATGCGAAGAGCTCACAAACATGCTCGTGCTCCCGCAAGGCGGTGCTATGCGCCGCCCTGGCGCACAGTACGTAGGCGGGCACGGTAGCTCGGTCGGTTCATTCATCAAGGATGAGACGAATGTTCGGCTGATCCCGTTTGTGCAGGATGGGGTTACGATCGTACTCGCGTTTACGACGCGCACAGTGGCGGCGGTTGCCGGCGCCAAGGGGATCGACGCTTACCGACTGAACTCTGATGGAACGGTCACGCAGCTTGCGGTGACGACTTCGGTTCCATTTTCGCTTCTTTCAGGTGCCGCACAGTTCCTAGGATTCTCGACTGCGCAGCAGCTTCGCGAAATTCAGTACACACAGTTTGGGCGCGCGATGTTCTTCGTGCAGAAGGATCATCCGCCGTTTGCAATCCAATACGACGGGACAACGGACCTAGGCCTGTTTATGTTCTGGGCGTATTCCGCCCTGGGACAAACTAACACTTCGATTACTGGTTTCTCGAGCGCAGTTGCAGCCAAGTCCTGGCCGTTTTTGCCTGAGAACCCGTCGAACGGACTATTCCAGGTTACGCCTTCGGCCACCACTGGCAACATCACGATCCCCGCCACCACGGTCTCGGGTGGGTTTCCGATCACGATCTACAATGAATCCATGGTGGGGCACGCCATGCGGATCACGAACGCATCGAATTCTACGACGGGTGTTGTGCTCATCACCTCGCTGGTATCGCCATCGAACGGGCTTGCAAGCAGCGTGAACGCGACGGTGCTCAAGACCCTGGGAGATACGAGCGCCACTGTTCGCTGGTGTTTTTCTGACTGGCGACTGAAAGAGGGCGTCTCTAACTCGACGGTGAAGGCCAACAGCCGCGGCAATCCCGGCGTGATTTCGTTTTACGAGAACCGCCTCTATTACGGAAGCCACTATTTTCGCCCGAACGGTTTGTGGGCCTCCCGCATCGGAAACCTGGGCGACATGCGCCAAGCAAAGTATGTGGACGACAGCCCCAATACCGTCGCGAACGATGACCCGTATGATGTGAACCTCACTTCCAACGAACTCTCGCAGATCGTGTGGATGTCCGCTGGTAAGACGCTGCAGCTTGGTTCGACTGGGCGCGAATTCATCTCAAATAACCCTGACAGTTCGCAAACGCTGGGCCCCCTGAACGTGGGCTTCCAGGCAGAGACGGCCCACGGCGGGGCACTCATTATGCCTGCGCGTCAAGGGAACTCTCTTGTATTCATCCCGCGCAACAAGCGCCGTCTCCGGGAATTTGTTTTCAACTTCCAGGAAGATTCCTACAAGGCGGCGGACATTTCGACGTATGCCGAGCACATGCCGAAAAAGATGCTCGCAAAGCGCGTCACGTACGTGAACCCCGAGATCGTGCAGATTTCTAACCAAGAGCACTTCAACGGGATGCTCTGGGTACTTGATCGCAACGGCGGATTCTACGCGTGCACGCGTGACCGCGATCAGGGCTATGCCGCCTTCCACTGGCATGAGCTGGGCGGGGTGCTCACCGAGTCGAGCAAGGCAACGCCGCCTAAGATTCTGTCCTTCTGCGTGGCGCCGAATGCGGAAGGCACGCACGACGACATTTGGTTGGCTGTCCGGCGCACGATCAACGGTGCCGACATCACGTACCTCGAGCGGATCAACAAAGAGTTTGAGCTCGAAGACCTTTACAACAACTCTACCAGCTACCTCGACAAACCGATCTTCTCGGATTCCGCCAAAATCGTGACACTCGGAAGCCCCGGGAAAGTCTTCACCGGCTTCTCGCATTTGATCGGGCAGACGGTTTCGTGCCTTGCTGACGGGATCTACCATGGTGAGAAAGTGGTAGACGGCTCGGGACAAATCACGCTCGACATCAACGCAACCGAGCTGATCGCGGGGCTCAAGTACCGGAGCCTTCTTAAGACGAGCAACATCAACCTGGGATCTGTGATTGGATCCGCGCAGGGAGCGAACAAATCAATCGACGACATCGTGATCCGCTTCAACCGCACGGTGGGCGCTAAGTTTGGGAGCAACGACTCGGAGCTCGAGACGATCGAATTCCGCACGCCGGATCTCGTAAACAATGCCGAGATTCCGCTGTTCACGGGCGATCGCCACCTTGGCTTCCAGTCGGGGTGGAGCGAGCGCTTGAACCTCATCGTGGCCCAGGACCTTCCTCTCCCCCTGGAAGTCGAAGGCATCTTTGCCCGCGGTGTGACCAATGATTAAGCGCAAAAAGTTTGACCCCCGGCATCTCGACGGCCTGGAACCTACCAGCGTTTTCTTTGGCGAGAACGGGATCAACACCAAAGAGCACTTCATGGATCATCCGCATAACTTTGCGCACACGCTCTATACCGAGGACGACCTCTGCCTGGGAGCAGTCGGCGGCACGGTCCTGTGGGCGGGGGTGGCTGAAGTTTGGGCTATCTTCTCAAAGCACATCTACACCTGCCCCGTGCAGTTCACCAAGGGCGTGCTGAGCGTGATCCAGGACTACGAGCAGGCGCTCACGCTTCACCGCGTACAGGCCTACGTGCTCGAGGGCGAGGCGATGGCTTACCGTTGGGCGACTACTCTCGGGTTTGCATCGGAAGGGCTTTTGAAGGCTTTCGGCGAGGACCGGCGCAACTACAACATCATGGCGCGGGTGCGTTGATGCTCTCCTGGCGTAAGTACCAACCGAGCGATTACGAGCTGATCTCGGGGTGGTTTATTGGGCACGGCTGGGATGCAAAGGGTGTGCCTCCCCAAGAGTTCCTGCCGGCGACGGGGATGATTGTTGAGATCGAGGGGAAGCCCGCGGCAGTGGGGTTTTTGTACCTCACGAATTCGAGTCTGGGCGTGCTCGAATGGACGGCAACGGACCCGACGCTTGGGATCATGGGATTTAAGGCGCTGGGCTACCTGATCGATCATCTCATGGTGGCAGCCCGCGACTGCAACATGAAGGCAGTTATGCACTTCACAAAGCCTGAGATTGCAAAGCATTTTGCGCGCCGGCTTGGCTTTACCTGCGTCGAGGATGCGACTATTCTAATCCGGGAAGTGGGGTAGGGGATGCCTGTAGGTACGGGGGTCATTTTAGGCTCAATTGCCGCGGCTGGGCTCGCGACGAGCGCCTACGGCAACATCAAGGCAAACCAGGCGCAGGCGGAAGCTGAGCGCGCAAACGCTTCCTTCCTGGAAGAGCAGGCTCGTTTTGCACAGGCCGCGACTCAACGTGAGCTTAGCATCTACCGCGATCAGTCAGAAGAGTTTCGCGGAGCGCAGGTTTCGGCGTTCGCGCGCGGGGGAGTAGATCTGACTGGTTCGCCGATGCTTGTGCTTGCGAACGCGAAGGCTCGCCAGGTGGGCGAGGAGCGCGCGATCATCGACGACGGCAAGGCCAAGGCGCGCGAGGCTTTCCTGAAAGCCGGCGCATCCATGGAGCAGGCTGAGCGGCTTTCGAGCTTTGAGGCGAACGTGCTCCCGGTCATCGGCCAAGGGCTTTCGACCGCGAGCGGTTTCCTCGCTAGGAGCAAATAATGCCGCGTATCCCGCTACAGGACCAAGCCACTCGCCTGCAAGTATCCTCGCCTGTCCCCATTGGAGGCACGAGCGGCGCTCGCACGCAGGGTGAGGCTGTTGCTGGGTTTGGCAACGATCTCGTAAAGACCGCGGCGAATCTGCAGGATTACTTCAAGGTCAAAGACACTGAGGAGAAAAAGATTTTCCTTGGGCGCGTGGAAAACGCAGGTACAGAGGCAAAACAGAAAGCGTTTGCTGCCGCCGGTAAGGAAGCCAAAGACGATGGCTCCGACATGCTTGAGCTGTACCAGAAAAAATACGACGATGAAGTAAAGGAGATCACCAAGGAAATCGATGCACTTGGTGGCAACATCGCTGCCGAAGCAAAGAATGTACTTGGCGCTGCTAAAAACTCTTACGCCGCCAACGTGTACGCTGATGTTACGCGTCGTGGTCCCGAGGCACTAGATCGCGCGCGTAGGGCCAATTACGCGTCACGGGCGTCGCGGATTTTAAGCGCCCCCGACGCCGCTATTGAGGAGATCGAAAAAAACAATAAGGAAGTTGATCAGCTCACAGGGCTATACACCGCACCTGTGCGCGAGCAGATAAAAGTTGATGATCAAGCGTCGCTTGTCGATACCGCCGTCAACGGTTTCATTGGGCAAAAGAAATTCTCGGAAGCGGAAGCGGCCCTACAAAAACTTGCGCCTTACGCTAAGGATGCCGCGCATATCAACAAACTCTCTGAGAAGATTGCCGTGACAAAGCTGCAATACACGAATCGCGTGCTTGATGAAAAAGAGCAAGCTGAAAAGAAGCGCAAAGAAGCCTATGAGCAAGTGGTGCAAAATAACGATTCCGCACTTTTTGCGGGTGTCGCTGCCGCCACCTCGCCTGCGCAGCGTGACGTTATGCTGCAACAAGCGCAAGATTTACTCAAGCAAAGGTTGATAAGCCCCGAGGGATACAACCGGCTGCAGGCCGAGGCCAAGGATGTTTCTGGCGAGATGGAATCGCGCGCAAGCGTGAACTACACCAGTCGAATTCTTAAAGGCGAGTCGGGGTCTAAAATTCAAAAAGACATTATGAAGTCTTTCGATGATGGTACACTTACGCGTGAGACCACCGAGCGGTTGTTGCGCGCAGCTAAAACAGCGTCGAAAGAAAAACAGGCAGACCCCGCGTTCAAACGCCAGGTGCAGGTATCTAACGATATCATCAACGCTACCGTTACGGGATCTCGTGGTCAGTTTGATTTTGCAACTAAAATGGGTGGCAACGCCGACAAGGAACGCCTTGCAGCTGAAGTCATCAACAAACGCAACGAGTACATGGAGCAGGGTGTAGATCCCGTGCCCGCGGCGCGCAAGGCGCTTCGACAGATGATCGGAGCCCCGGAATCTCTTCCTCCCCTACCCGGTATCGGCCGGGATTCCATGCGTGCAAACAACATGGATGCGGTAAAATCCACGTTGCTTCAGCAGAAGAAGGAAATCATCCGTCAATTTGGCGCCTCTGAATGGGAGCGCCGCGTGCGCCTTTACGGAGACTGGCAGCAGGCGTTGGAAGTACACGCGAAGGATGCACAATAATGGATACGACAAATCTGTCTCCGATGGAACGCGGCTACGCACTAGACCGTGAAATTGCGGGGTCACAAGACAACCGAATCTCTCAACTCGAGAAAGATATTTTCGGAGCTCCGGCAGACGAACTGCTTGCAAAACAGCAGCCGCAGGAGGGGCCCGCCCCAAAGGCAACCCCCCCTGCAAATGAGCTCTCGGGTGTGGCTACCCGCGCGGATGAATTGTCCGGCGGGAAACCGATGAAGCAGTTTGCCGCAGGTGCGGTAGATGTCGCACGTGGTGCTGTACAGGCCGGGCATGATCTCATCAACTCGGTCGATAACTGGCTTACGACCACCGGGATCAAAGAAACAGATTTGATCGATGACGATCGTGTGTTCACGTTTGGCAAAGACCTGGCTCCCCCGTCTACGACCGACACAGAGCGTGCATTCCGGGGAGCTGGGAAGTTTGTAACCCAGTTTGCGACCGCGATTGGAACAGGCGTAGGCGCTGCGGCTATGGCTGCACCTGGGATTGTTTCTGTGGGGGCCAGCGCTGCCGCTGCAGGCGTATCTTCTTATTTTACGGCCGACCCGCACGAGGGGAATATCGCTAACTTTGTTCAGCGATTCCCGATGTTCCAGAACGGAATTGTCGATTACTGGGCAGCCAAGGAAACTGACACCGAGGCCGAAGGCCGCTTCAAAAACTTCGTCACGAGCATCGTGGGCGACGCCGCACTTGCCGGAGTTTTTGTTGGCGCAATGAAGGTCTACAAATCCTTCCGAGGCGTCTCCAAAGTAGGCACTGAAGTTGCTGAGGGCGCCGCCGGAGCTGCGGCAAAGACGGAAGTAAAGGTCACTGCAGAAAACACTGCCGTCGATAAGGCCGGGCAGGCAATTGCCCCTTCGGTTGACGAGGCGCAAGCCATTGCAAGTAAGGCAGCCCAGGAAGGTGCAACTGAGGCTCCCCTGGATGCGGCAGCGACCGCGCGAGGGCACACCCTTGTAAACTCGGGCGGGGAGACAATCACGGCAGACGCATCTGCGGTTTCCGCTGCAGTGGCCGAAGGGCGTGGTGTTCTCGACGCAGCCCGGGTAGTTGAGCAGCCCACGGTAATGCGCCAAGCGCAGAACTTGCGTATGCTCAGCCTAGAAGAATTGCAGGCTCCGGCGACCGAGGCCACGAAGCGGTTCAATCTAGATAACGTGCCCACGATGGGGTCTGTCGATGACTTCCGCCGCGTGGTTTCAAATATTGTAGCCGCGAACAAGGAAGGCTTTGAGACGATTGCTCGCGGAGTTGTTAGCGATGAGTCGGTACTTGCTGATGCGTTCAAGCTCCTCGGCGAAGATGTTAGCCGGCTTACTACTAAGGTGCCTGGCCAAGGGTGGAATGCCGTTGAGGTAAAAGGTGCTGGAATTTTCTTTGTTAACGCCGTGCAGGACAGTGTTGAGAAAGCGATAGCTGCCGCTGCTCCGAATGCGAGCGATGAGGTAATTGCTGCTTTCGAGAGATCGAAGATGCTCACGCTTGATTCCATGGCGTTGTTTAAAGCCGGGACAAAGGAAGCCGGTCTTGCCACGCGTGCGGCGGACTTGTCGAATGTGACTGCGTTCCCCGTTGCAGAGATGTTCGCTGCAAAGGACGTGCTTACCGTCGCTGGCGGTAAGGAGCAGATTCAGAAGCAAGCGGCAACAATCGTGGACATGATGTCTAGGATGTCCCCCGCAGAGAAGGTGAAGCACTTCTCCTGGATGAGTAATCGCTCGAGACTTGGGCACCTCGCAGCGATGGGCGAAGAGCTGCGGGTTATGAGCTTACTTTCCGGGCCGCTCACGCAGACCGTAAACGTCGCCAACAACCTGGTGAACACCATTGGATTAATCCCCGAGAAGTACGCGGCTTGGGCTGTCCAGAAAATGCGCTCAATCGTAGGCGGCAAAGGTAACCCTGCCACACGTCTTAGTGTGGATGAACTTTCGTCTTTCTTCGGTGGGATGCCAGCGGAAGAGATTGACGCAACCTACACGGCGTTTGCAAACAAGGTGCAAAGTGAGGCCGTTTCACTCGCCGAGTCTAACGCTACGGTGCTGTCGCTTGGGCAGGGCCTCAAGGAAGGTTGGATTGCTTACTTCAAGGCGTGGCGCACGAGCGATCCCCTTCTAACTGCGGGCGGCTCGAAGCTGATGGCGCTTGAGCGTCCCTCTACTTTGACTGGCGCCGCCAACGGGCTGCATGGCGTCTGGGCCGACGCGATGGATTTCATCGGCTCTGGAATTCGTATTCCTGGGCGTGCGCTGAACGCCGCCGACGTAGCATCTAAGGCTACGATCTATCGCATGCAAACCAACGCTCTTGCCGTTCGCACCGCCCGGGCAGCGGGCCTTACGGGCGATGCCTACACAAAAATGGTGAAGGAGATGACGCAGTTCCCGCCGGCACACATCAACATGATGGCCGCGCGTGAGGCGGGGCAGCGCACGCTGAACTACACCCCGGAGATATTCACAAAATTATACGACGGAATCTCGCAGAACCCGATGTTCCGCATGCTGGTTCCGTTTACCAAAATCAACATCAACCAAACGGATCAAGTGTTGCAGCGATTCCCTGGCCTTGCGATGCTCACCCCCGGATTCAAGGAAGCGATGGCTTCCGGCGGTACCGCTCGGGACGTAGCGCTCGGTAAGGTAGCAGTAGGCACGTCGATGCTGGGGCTTGGTGGGCTACTCGCCGTTGAGGGCGTCATCACGGGCGCCGGTCCCACAAACTGGCAGGCGCGCAAAGCGCTCGAGGACACTGGCTGGCAACCTAACTCTATCAAGGTTGGGGACGGGTATTTCTCTTACCAAGCCTTGGGAGGCGTAGGGACCCTGCTCGGTATTGCCGCCGATCTACATGAGCTCGCAGCCTACTGGGATAGCCCGGATGGGGACATGCAGGGGTTTGAAGACCTCACACTTGCGGGGGCCGCGCACATTGCCTCCGCGGCAGTTCCCGACGTACTCACCGACGATTTCGGAAAAGTGCTCGAGTTGCTTCGGGACGGTGCGCCCACGTCAGCTTGGAAAAAACTGGCAGATAACTTCGCCTCGTCGCTTACGCCCAACCTGTTCAAGCAAGTAAACAGAGCTTTTGGGGATAAGAAAATCGACACAAAGCTTGGGGCACAGGACGGCGCTTGGGAGTCAGTGGTGAAGCCCCTGAAAGCTTCGTTTGGTGTGGGCATGCCGCAGCTAAACCTCTTCGGTGAAGAGGTTGTACACCCGCAGGGAACGGGCCCTGCGATCCTCTCCGCGATCGCCCTGGTGAACCCGTTCAAGTACTCCCCTGCAAAAGACGATCCCATCCGGGAAGAGCTTGTTCGCCTGGGAGTATCGGGTCCGCTCGTCAAGCCGAAGCCCCTTGCCGGGCAGAGCCACCTCATGGTGGACATGCCTCCCCGCAATATCTCGTTCGCCTACGTGGACGGCAAAGACAGCTTCCCCGTGAACCTAACCAGTGAGCAGTACAATCGATTTGTAGAGCTTGCGGCGGGGCACGGCCTTGGCTCGATCGATGAGATCAAAAAAGCACCTAAGGAACGGGACCAAAAGGTTCCAAACCTTAAGGACATGCTTGGGGCGCTCATTAAATCCGACTACGCTCGGCAATTGGATGGGAAGCCCGGCATCCCGGAGGCCTACCGTACCGACGAAAACAAACGCACCGTCATTGCAGAAATGGTGGGCATGTACCGCGCCGCTGCAAAACAACAACTACTCCTGGAATTCCCGGATATCCGGGAACAATTCTTGGGTGCTCAAGTTGCGCGCTCGACCGCGCTTGGGCAAACGGTGGACCGTGACGTGGTTGAAAACGCGCGTGCACAAATTCGGTCCATCATGGGTATTTCAAAAGACGAAGAATCAACTATGCTTAAAACCCAGCAACGGGCGAAACGAAAAGGGGAGCCTACGCTATGACGATCTCTAACACGACGACCGAGCAGATTTATCAGGGCGACGGAGTTACGACTTCATTCGCAATCCCCTTTGCGTTCACTGCCAACTCGCAGGTGCAAGTCATCCTACGCGACTACACGGTGCCGACAGCAGTCACCGAGACAACGCTCACAGCTCCCGGGCAGTATTCAATCTCGGGCGGCGACCCTGGTAGTGCGGTAGTCACAGTTTCGACTCCGACCGCCACGCAGCGCGTACTCGTTCGTCGAGTGACGCCCGTCACACAGGAAACGGATTACATTTCGACGGGGATCTTCCCGCCTGAGACGAACGAGCGCACGCTTGATCGTATCGTGCAGCAAGTACAGGAAGTGGTCGGCCGCATGCGGCGGGCGCTACTTTTTGGTTCCACCTCGCCTGATCGGGATAAGGCTTTCCCCGACCTCGCAATCAACGCCGGTAAAGTTCTCTCAATCTCAGATGACGGTACCGGCGTGCAGGCGCGTGATCCGTCCGAGTACTTGGGTATCGCAGGCCCCCCGGGTCCTGCCGGCGCCGTTGGTCCTGCCGGTCCCGCGACCGTCACCCTGCAAGGATTTGGCACGGCCCCGAACGCAAACGGCCTTACGCTCTCTGGTGCTGTGCTAAACATGGAGCCGGCAGATGCAACCAACCCCGGCGGCGTCTCAACTCTCACGCAGTTGATTGCGGGCTTGAAGAAATTCGTGACGGGTGTTTCGATCAAAGAAACGTCCACGTCTTGGTTCTCGCGCTTCATTTTCACGAGTAGCGTCACGCAGGACGCCGATCGTGACCTCACGATCGATCTCAAAAACGCCGCGCGTTCGCTGACTTTCTCTAGTGACGCTGACATCGCGGGAACGAACTCAGGCGATGTGTCGCTTGCAGCCGTCGGCAGCTCCCCCTCTGCAAACGGCGCCTCGCTCTCAGGCCAAGTCCTCACCCTGCAGCCGGCAGACGGATCCCAGCCGGGGTTACTCACCGCCATCGCGCAAACGATCGCGGGTGTGAAGACGTTCGCAAACAACATCATTGCGCAAGCCTACGTGATGTTCTCGGCTGCCGACACAATCACCGCGTTTGCGGGCGGCGGACAGGCTTCCGCAACCCAGCTTGCTAAACAGCAAAACCGCGTGAGCGTGTGCGCCACCGCAAACGATTCAGTCAAGCTCCCCGCGGCAGTCGCGGGCATGCAGCTTTACGTGCAGAACTCGGGCGCTGCCTCTTGCGACGTGTTCCCGGCCTCGGGCGAGGCGATCGACGCGGGTGCCGCCGACGCTGCCTTTGCGCTGGCCAGTGGCTCCAAAGTCTTTTTCTTCTGTATGACGAGCGGCACTTGGCGCAGTTTCCAAGGTGCTGGCGGAAGCTCCCTCTCGCTTGCGACTTTTGGGTCTACTCCAGGCACGTCTGGCGCGACGCTTGTGGCAGACACCCTTACGATTCAGCCGGCAGACGCAACCAACCCCGGATCGGTCAGCACCGCGGCACAGAGTTTCGGCGGAGCTAAGAGCTTTGTTGCAGCCCTGCGCGCCTTGGCAACGCTTCAGGGATCTGAGCAGACGGACGCAGCCGCGACCGGCGCAAACGCCACGCTTGCGACTCCGACCAAGACGAGCTTGCTTGTTACCGACGGGTCGCTGACTTCGATCGACATGATTCCGGCGCCGCCAAATGCCACGTTCCTGGTTCTCATCAACCGCACGGGCGCATCCGTCAACCTCAACGACGACACGGGCGGCACCGCTGCAAACCGTATCCGCACGGGAACGGGCGCGGCCATAGCAATGGCCGACGGTGCCGCCGTCATTCTTTACTACGAGACCGCATCAAGCCGCTGGCAGGTGGTGGGCGGATCTGGCTCTGGCTCTGGCGGCGGATCCGGTTGGACGCTCGATGGCAACACGGTGCTGGCTGAGAAGTTCTTCGGTACGATCGATGATTTCAAAATCCCGTTCCGGGTGAACAACATCGAGATTGCCCGCTGGTATAAAAACTTCCGGCTAACTCTCGGGAGCACTCCGACGAGCGATGATCCGATCGGCACCGCGGTTACGACCGAAGGCCGCGTGAACGTGATGGGCGACGCGACAGGTGCGAACTCCTACGGCGCACTAGCACTCGGCAACAACCGCGCAAGCCCGGCAGCAAGCGACATCGCAGGAATTCTGCAATTCTTCTCGCTTAACAACGGCACTTCCCCTTCGGCCAGTACTCGCCTGGTAGGCTACATCCGCGCCATCCTGCGCGGAGTCGGCACAACCAACGGTAAGGGCGCCGATCTCGGATTCTTCGTGAAGCCCGACGCATCAACGACTCCGGTCGAAATGCTTACACTGACTGCGACCTCGCGGATGGGCGTCAACAAAGCATCCCCGGCTGAGACACTGCACTTAGACGGCACCCTCGCTATCGACGTAGACGACTCGACCGCGACCGGCACAACCGATGACGTAACCTCAACGGGAATCACCGTGTTCCGTCTGGCTCCCGCCACTGCACGCACAGTTGGTGGGATTTCAGGGGGCGGTTCGCCGCGAATGCTATGGGTTGTGAACACGTCCGCTACCGCAGATGTGACGATCAGCCATCAGGGGGCGGGATCTACTTCCGCAAACCGTATCCGTTGCCCGCAGGCACGGGACCTCGTGCTGAAGCTCAACGAGGGCGCACTGCTCGTCTACAACACGACGGATACGCGCTGGGATGTGGTGCTATCTACCGGCGGAGCAAAGACGCCCGATCAGTCGAACTTCACCGGCTCCTCGATTACGCCCACGAATTCTCCGGCACAGCGCTTTAGGTACACGGGGGGCTCGGCTCAGACGTTCACGATCACGACCTCGAGTATGGTTGACGGAGCTGAGATTGAAATCCTCGGGACCTCGAACGCAAACTACTGTGACCTAGCCGCATCCTCGACCGTCCTCCTGCAGGGGGATTGGCGCGGGCAAGCGGGCTCCATCATTCGTCTTCGTTGGGATGCGGGTCTTGCCGCAGTTGTCGAAATTGCTCGTAACGGAATCTAAAGGAGAGATATGAAATTTTTCAAACGCCTCTTACTGGCAGCGGCAGCCCTTGGGGCGAGCACTACGTTTGCGCAAACCCCTAGGTTTTTAGATGCAGATTTCCTCGACAGCGGATCAAGCTCTTCCCGCAACTACATAAAAAACGCCTACGCTAGAAAAGATACTCTCGGATGGGCGGGGTATGCTGATTCGGCAGCCAGCTCTCCGGTCGATTGCACGGGCGGTAGCCCTACGTTTGCGATCTCGCGCTCGACCACAACGCCGCTTCGTCCGGGAGCTGACTTCAACCTCGTCAAGGATGCAAACAACCGGCAAGGCAACGGGGTCTCGAATGCATTCACGATTGATAATTCCGACAAAGGTAAAGTCCTGCAAATTACGTTCCCCTACGAGGTAGTCAGCGGGACTTACGCCACGAGCGATCTTTCGGTCTGGATCTACGATGTTACCAACTCGATTTTGATTCAACCGGCCCCTTCTTCGATTGAAAGCACCACTGTT